ACCGTGCGAAACATCGCCGGCCTCGACGGTCGCTGCCGCATCGCTACGGCCAGCCTTAACCCGGAGTCCGCGACGCTCTCCGAAATGCGGGTCATGACTGGCGTCAGCCCGCAGGATCATGAAAAGAACTGGATGCCGTGGCAGGATGGCTGGGTCTATTCGTGCAGCCACGAGGGCCACGTCGTGACTGTCGAGCCAGATCCTGAACTCGACGGCGGGTGGCAGCTTTGCCAGCGTTCAAAATCGCCTCCAATTGCCAGGGCGTTTCGAGGCGGCTCGCAGCTTGTGCCGTTCCACGAAGGCTGGCTGTGCCTTGTGCACGAGGTGGCCTGGCTCGGCGACAGGCGAGCGTACGAGCATCGGTTTGTGTGGTTCGACGCCACCATGGCCATCCGGCAGGTGTCGCGGCCTTTCGCGTTTCGCGAAACGCAGGCGATCGAGTTTGCCGCCGGGCTCGCACAGCTTGGCGACAATCTGTATGCGACGTTCGGTGTCAGGGACGCCGAGGCATGGATGGCCCGCATGGACGTGGACGACGTATGGCGACTCTTGTCACCGGTTACGTCCGGCTGAACAGCGGACACCGGGCACACTCACGCTACGTCGCGCTCGGCCGCAGGCTCCTCGACATGTGCCTGCCGACGATGGCGTTTTACGACGGCGACCCGGCGCCGCTCGACCCGCCACCGGAGACGGAGATCCGCGGTGCTAGCCTCGATTCGTGCTGGCTGTACAAGGCGTCTCGAAAGGCGAAGCCGCCGCCAGGGCGGCCTGATAAAGACACCGTCGACTACTGCGTAGTGCAGCACGAAAAAAGCTCATGGCTCGCGGACGCCGCGCACATGACCGGCGACCACGTCATCTGGATTGATTTCGGCATCTTCCACCTCGCGGATGTCAACGAGCGGCACGTGCAGCAGCTGCTGGCGCAGGTCGAGCAGTCACCACCCGACAGGATCACGCTGCCGGGGATCTGGCCGCTTGCGGGCCGGCCTATGATCGACTTCACGTCGCCAGCGTGGTACGTCGCCGGCGGTGTCGTCGTCATGCCGCCAGAGCTCGCCGAGTGGTTCCACGAAACTGCGATGAGCTATGCCACGCTTCAGCTCGAGCAAAGTCGCAGGACGACGTGGGAGGTCAACACGTGGTCAGCCATGTACCGGGATCACCCGGAGAAGTTTCGCGTGTACCAGGCTGACCACGACGCCACGCTGTTTACGGGTTACAAGGCATGAAGGCACTTGCCGTGACTGGGTTTGTGCCCAACGCATTTCCGGCGCGTCATCTGACGCTAGACCAGTGTTTGTCGTATGGCGACCGGATCAAAGCGGCCCTGGGCGAGCACGTCCATGTATTCGACGGCTGGCAGATGAAGGATTGCTGGGCGCACCATCTGCTAGAGCAGAATCCGGATTTGATGCCGTCGTGTGCGAGCCCGCCGGCTGACCGCTTTATCGAGCCGCGCCACATGACGCTGTCAAATATCGTGCTTCTGCAGCGGTATGAGTGGATGGCCTTGGCCGCAGCCGAGAGGCCAGACGTCGATGTCTTTGCGTGGGTCGAGTACACGTGCCTGAAGCAACGTGGCGTCACGGAAGACGTGTTGCGTCGGTTCGTTGAGCTCCTGCACTCCGGGCCGTGCCGAGAAGTGACGTTGCCTGGGTGCTGGGACAAGACGCTCATCAACGACAGCGAGGCGCATTGGCGATTCGTCGGGTCGTGTTGGGTGTGTCCGCACACGTTGGCGTCTCAAGTGGCCGACGCTGTGAAGACCGTAGCGAGCCTGCGAGCCAGACTCACCGGCCGTCTGTCATGGGACATGAACACCATGGCCTATGTCGAGTTGCTCGACTGTCTGCCGATCCGGTGGTATCGGGCTGACCACGACGCCACGCAATTCACGCACTACACGCCTTCGCAGTCATGAAAATCGGCATCTACGCACTCGCGAAGAACGAGGCGAAGCACGCCGCCGCCTGGGCGGAGTCGTGCGCTGATGCCGACGTGCGGGTAGTTACCGACACCGGCTCGACCGACGGCACGCAGGGCATCCTCTTGCAACAGGGTGTTACGGTGTGCAACGGGTACGTATGCCCGTGGCGCTGGGACGACGCACACAATCTGAGCCTGAATCACCTGCCGCCCGATGTCGACATCGCCATCCGGCTCGATCTGGACGAGCGGATCTTGCCCGGCTGGCGGGAGGCTGTCGAACGTGCCTGGACGGGCGATGTGAACAACCTCCGCTACCGCTACGCCTGGTCGCTGAAGCCGGACGGTTCTCCGGGGCTCGTCTTCTACTGTGACCGCGTCCATGCCAGGCACGGATTCCGGTGGGCGCAGGCGACGCACGAGGGGCTGATGTGCTGGACTGGCGAGAAGGTGCAGGCGATTGCCGATGGGCTCGAGGTGCATCACCACCGTGAGCCTGGCAAGGTCCACAAATCGGACCTGACGCTCTTACGGGTGGCGGTCCGCGAGGCACCGGGGGACGCTCGTGCCCAGTGGTATCTGGCCCGTGAGATGTCGTACGCGGGGCTGCCAGAGGCCGCTGCGGAGTTTTTGGCATACCTGAAGATGCCCGGCGGGCAGGCGACCGAGCGTGCCTACGCCCGCAGGTATCTCTATCTCGTGACAAAGGACGAGCGGCAGCTTTTCAAGGCGACCGAGGAATGCCCTGGGGAGCCTGATGCCTGGGAGGCGCTGGCTATGGCCCGCTACCACCAGCGGAGGTGGACTGAGTGCTACGAGTTCGCCACGCGGGCTATAGCGGCCGGCGACGCCGGAACCCATGCCACGGACCCGGACGCCAAAGGCCGGGCTTATGACCTGGCCAGCGTCTCTGCGTGGGAGCTAGGCAAACGTCCCCAGGCCCTCACGTTGGCGCGGCAGGCGGCGATACTGCTGCCGGGCGACGTCCGCATACGGCAGAACGTCGCCGCCATGGAGCGACATACTGATGGCCTCGTACCTGCGTGAGATTGCACAAGGCGTGGCCGATGGTCTGGACGCCGCCACGTTTGCCTCTGTGGCCACGCAGCCCACGGTAGAACGCCGCAACTGGGCGAGGGTCGACGCCGCCGACATGGCCGATCCGGTCGTGTTCGTGACTCCGGGTCAAGCTGACACGCAACGTATTAGCCGTGGCGTGACGCAGGTCGACTACCAGGTGATCGTGTACGTCGGCCGGCGCGTCGAGACGGAGGAAGACGCCGACGACATGCTGGATCTGGCCGACGAAATCTTGCTCTACATCCGGGCTCACTCGTGGGGCGAGGCTGTTCAGTTTCCCGAAGACGTCACGAGCCCGCAGACCGTTTCCATAGCCATCAACCCGGACGATGCCCTAAACGAGCGCAGCGTGTGGCGAGCTGTCATCACGGCGACCTACCGCGTATTTCAGCCGGACGAGCTGCCGGAGTCGTAATGGCACGATTCAAAGGCAAGACAAAGTTCAACTGGGACAAGCCAGCTCTAAAACGGCTCGTCGGCGAAGCCGCCGCCAAGGCGCTGCAAAACGCAGGCATGGACTGCCGCAGGTCGGTGCAGCGGCAGATGGTGGGTGGCTCTACTCCTGTTGGTCGTTCTCCTCGCAAAAAACCAGTGTTTTGGAAAGTTGGGGAGCGCGATGGCTTCAATATGGTGGCCATGGTCTATAAGGTGCCGCGCGATGACAAAGTGTCTTCGTGGGCACCGATGGCGTTCTTGAGAAACGACATCCAGACCGATTGGGACAACAGCACCAAGTCGGTGGTCATCGGCCCATCCGCAAAGCCATGGCTGAACCAGCTGCACGAGTTCGGCGGGTCGGTCAGTGTGTACTTTCGTCCAATCAGCCAAAAACCGATTGGCGGCTGGATTGGGCCTAACGTGCGTTTGCCTAGCAAATTTGAACGCCGTGTCGTTGATTACGCTTTTGTGGCTGGACGTAGGGTGCGTATGGGGACGACCAGGCTTGGTGCATACGTCGGCTATTTGAGCAATGACCCAGTGGCCGGCAGCACTTACATCGGCACCCGCAGCGTCAAGGGGCGCGGCTACATGGAGATAGGCCTCCAGGCCATGATCCACCGCATTCCGAAACAGTTTCAGGACACGATTCGCAGCAGCGGTGGAAGCGTCGGACGCTGACGCCACCACCCCTCAAAGAACGCTGCCGGCAGCCGTAGTTTGGCGACATCCCCCACGGAGGATCGCCAGACATGCCTTTTACCATCGTGCTCGGCAAGGACGTCACCATTTCCGGTGTCGCCAACGCCCGCAGCGTCACCGTCTCGTCGAGTGCGTCGGAAATCGACGTCACCAAGTTCGGCGACACGTCGCGCAAGTTCCGACGCGGTCTGATCGAGCAGACCGTCGAGGTCGAGTGTATCGACGCTCCGGGTGTATCTGCCGGTGGCACGTTCACACTCTCCGGAACTGAGACCGGTGACGTCACTTATGTCGTGACAAGTGTGGCTCAAGACCAGCCGCTCGACGACATCATCACGTACGCCGTGTCTGCCCGCCGCGTCACCGGTCCAGCCTAACAAGGAGCATCACCACACATGGCCATTACGCTCGGCCGCAACGCGGCCACCGCGCCTCCTATCGGGGGCAACATCATCTCCGCTGTCTACACCTCCGAGTGCGACACGATCGACATTTCGGACCGCACCACAGGGCAGTATCGCGCTACCGCAGCCGGGTTCACTACCAACTCGTGGGAAATCGAGTGCCATGATCCTGCCAATTTGATGACGGAGCTTGGCACCGTCGAGACCTCTGGATGGCAGGTGATGAGCGTGACGGAAAACATCACGCTCGATGGTGCCGTCACCTATCAGGTGACGCTCAAGGAAGTGTCGTAGTGCATGGCCACCATCACGCTCGGACGCGACTGCACGTTCACGGCTGGGGAACACTCAGCCGGCGTCCGTAGCGTGATTGCCACGGAGACGACTCAGGAAATCGAGGTGCGTCCGTACGGCTCGCGCGAAATCTTCAGCTACACGACCGGGTACTCGGTCGAGGTCCAGGTCGAGACCATCGACGGCGATTTTGTGGATGCAGCCGTAGCTGCGTGCGAGGCAGGTGATGAGATTGAGGTCAGCGGCACCTGGTTTGCGTTCACGGCAGTCGTGACCAACGTGACCAACAGCCAGCCGCTCGACGACGTGTGTTCGTACACGATTACCTTCAAGAGAACG